AGTAACTTCTAATAATGAACTAAAAGTATTAAATACCAAAGTATATCAAATTATAAATTTATAATATTAACTATGACACAATCTGAATTTAAAAAATTAATTAGAGAAGAAATTCAAAATACTCTTCAAGAACTTTCTCCACTATCAACAAATGGATGGTCCGATGGTAATTATTTACAAGCAGCTGTTGCTCGACAACTAAACGCTGCAGGTAGCGCTTTAACCAGAAAACGCGAAGCCAATTTAAAGAAAGACATTACTGATGAAGCTATGTTGAAAAAAGAAATTGATACTATATTAGCTACTTATGGATTTGTTTTATCAAAAGATTTTAATAAAATTTATAAAGCTAGAAACGGAAAAGAATATAACGAATAATATGAAAGCATCACAATTCAGAGCTCTTATAAGAGAAGAAGTTAAGAGAGTCTTAAAAGAGTCTGTAATGTCAGATATTGATATAATGGCCAAACAAGCTATTTCATTCAATGCCTTTGCAGTTACTTTTTTCAAAGAATATGGTAGCGATTTAGAAAAAGAAGATAAGCTAGCTGCTATTAAATGGTTGAAGACTGTTTATATGAACGCTAGAAAAAATAAATAAAAGTATTTGGTTTAATCGTAAGATTACCATATATTAAGGTTATATTAGTCGTTGAAAATGTAGATTTGACATTCTAGACATTCATTTTTACGTTAGCAATTACTAATTATTAAATAAACATTAACAATTAAATTTTTTATCATGGCAATTAATTTAGATGCTATTAAAGCAAAACTGAATTCGTTACAAACCGTAACTTCAAAATCCAATAATCTTTGGAAGCCAGAGCCTGGCACTCAAGTAATTCGAATTGTTCCTTATCAACACAATCGAGAAAATCCATTTATTGAACTTTATTTCCATTATAACTTTGGCGGTAAATCAATTCTATCTCCTATGTCTTTTGGTCGCCCTGACCCAATTTTAGAGTTTGGAGAAAAACTTAAATCAACAGGAAACTCAGATGATTGGAAAGCTGGTAAAAAGCTAGAGCCAACAATGCGTTGTTATGTGCCTATTATCGTAAGAGGTAAAGAATCTGAAGGAGTAAAATTCTGGGGCTTTGGTAAATCAGTTTATCAAGAACTTTTAGGATTTATTGCAGACCCTGATTACGGTGATATCACAGACCCAATGTCAGGACGTGATATTGCAGTTGAATTTAAAGCTGCAGATCAAACTGGTAAATCTTATCCTGAAACTTCAATTCGCGTTAAGCCTAACCAAACTCCAGTTACAGACAACAAATCTATTTTGGAAAAACTAGGTAACCAACCTAAAATTACTGATTTGTTCAAAGAACACACTTATGAAGAAATCACGCAATTACTACACAATTGGTTAGACCCTGAAAATTCTCCAGAAGAGGCTGCAGCCCCTGCAAAAGAAGTTAATGCTAATCAATCTAGCATTTCAGAAGCTGCTCCGGTAGCAAAAGTAGATGATGTAGCATCTGCGTTCGACAATTTATTTAACCAATAATAAACAAAGAATCCAAAAGGGTTCTCTAGGAAAACTATGGCGAAAAAAACAAAAACAGTCGATGAAGCAGAATTGCAAGATAGTTTAGCAAACGTATTAGCTGACAATCTTAATAAAAAGTTCAAAAACTCTGATTACAAAGTTGCTTACTTTTTAGAAGGCGATAGCGGTTCTCCTTCCGATGTAGAAGAATGGATATCAACCGGTTCAACAATGTTGGACTTGGCTATATCAAATAGACCTCACGGAGGATTACCTGTAGGAAGAATTATCGAAATTACAGGATTAGAAGCTTCGGGTAAATCTTTACTAGCTGCACACGCTTTAGCAGACACTCAAAGAAAAGGAGGATTGGCAGTGTATATTGACACTGAAAATGCTATTTCCAGAGAGTTTCTAGAAGCTATAGGTATTAATTTAAAGGACATGTTGTATGTCCCTTTAGAAACGGTTGAAGACATTTTCGATGCTATCGACAGTATTGTGGAATCAATCCGCAAAAATTCTAAAAATAGATTAGTTACTATAGTAGTAGACTCTGTAGCAGGAGCTTCTACAAAACAAGAAATGGCAGCTGACTATGACAAAGATGGATGGGCGACTTCAAAAGCAATCATCTTATCAAAAGCAATGCGTAAAATTACTAACTTTGTTGGTAGAGAACGCATTTGTTTAATATTTACAAATCAGTTACGAACTAGATTAGGAGTATCTTTTGGAGACCAATGGACAACTTCTGGAGGTAAAGCAATTGCGTTTCACTCTTCAGTTCGGTTACGTTTAAAATCAGTAGGTCAAATTAAATTGGCTAAATCTGTGGATGCACCAGAGGCAGTGGTAGGAATTACTACTCGAGCTCAGGTAGTTAAAAATCGTATGGGTCCGCCTTTACGTTCTGTAGATTATGAAATTTATTTTGATTCTGGTATTGACGATTATGGGTCTTGGTTGACTATGATGAAAAATTTCAATTTAGTTTCTCAAGCAGGTGCATGGTATACATATACTAATACAGACACTGGAGAAATAGTTAAATTTCAATCTAAAGATTTCAAAGCGAAATTGATTGACGACCCTGAAATGAAAGAGCAAGTTTATAAAACAATTTGCGAAAAGTATATTCTTAATTACAAAGCCGGAGACGATTTTGGAATCGATGACATTGAAATCGAAACTGAATTTGACGGTGAAGAATCTTAAATTAAATGAAAGGTTACGCTGAATTATTAAAACAAGTTCGCGAAGACCACGAAAAGGCAAATTCAGGTCAAGATAAAGACAGTAAAGTGTTAATTATCGATGGCCTGAATTCGTTTATTCGGGTATTCAGTGCAGTGCCACTCGTTAACGACGATGGAGATCATATAGGAGGATATGTTGGATTTATGCGCTCTATAGCTGCTGTAATTCGACAATTCAAACCTACTAGATGTATTATTGTATTTGACGGTAAAGGAGGTTCTGCTAGAAGAAAGAAAATGCATTCCGGATACAAAGATGGCCGCTCAATGTCGACTAAATTCAATAGAAGAGAAGATGTTGGAGAGCAAACTTTAGAAAATGAATTAGCTTCTATGCGATTGCAAATGGGAAAGCTATCAGAGTATTTACAATGTTTACCATTGACTTTGATTTCTATTGACAATATAGAAGCAGACGACGCGATTGCTTATTTGGCTACTGACGTATTTAGACCTAAAGGCTCTGAAGTTATAATCATGTCCGACGATAAAGACTTTATTCAGTTAGTAGATGATAAAACTTCAGTATGGCGACCTGTCGAGAAAAAGTATTATACTCCTAAAGAAGTTTTTGAAAAATTTGGAATTCCTTCTCATAACTTTATTCATTTTAAAGTATTTATGGGAGACCCTTCTGATAACATAAAAGGTATAAAAGGCATTGGCATTAAGACTTTGCAGTCTAAATTACCGCAGTTGTTAGGCGAAGAAACATTAAGTCTCGAAGACGTTTTAAGCTATTGTAAAGATCATAAAGATTCAGACAGAGTTTATAAATTGATTTCAGATTGTGAAGATCAAATGAAATTGAATTGGAATTTGATGTCATTAGAAGAGTTAGATATTTCTGGTAATTTCAAATTGCTAATACTAGATATGGCAAATAGAGAAATTCCTAGATTAGACACTTTCAATTTCAAAAAACTATTTATGCGAGACAAAGCATATACAGCAATACCAAATGTTGACTCATGGCTATCTAATAGTTTTAATCATTTAGATGCATTTAGTAAAATTTAATTTGGATTTGCAAAAAGAAAATCATATATTATAAGTATGTCAGATAAATTATCAAATTTTGGTCACGGCTTTCAAGTAAAGATTATTGCAGCTTTACTTACAGACAAAGCATTTTTACAGCAAGTAGCTGATATACTTCTTCCGGAATTTTTCGAATCAGAAGCTAATCAATGGATTTGTGAAACTACAGTTAAGTACTTTTATGAATACAAATCAGCTCCTACTTTAGATGTATTTAAAATTAAAACTCAAGATATAGATCGAGACGTTTTAAAAGTTTCCATTGTAGAGTCTTTGAAAGATGCATATAGATATTTAGAATCCACAGACTTAGATTTTGTAAAATCTGAAACTTTAGATTTTTGTAAAAACCAATGTATTAAACGAGCTATTATAGATTCTGTAGAATTGTTAAGATACGGAAAGTATGATGAAATTAAATCTTCTATAGACACTGCTATGAAAGCAGGAGCAGACAAAGAGGTAGGTCATGAATATAACGACTCTGTAGAAGATCGATACAAAGACAATGTTAGAGATACAGTTCCTACCCCATGGCCAGTTATTAATGATTTGTCAG